ATGGTGTGACTATGTCCGGCTTACAGGTTGTAAATACGACATTATATGAATAATTAGAATAAATATAATATAATTCGTTAATTTACTTAAAATTAATATCTGAGTATACACATATACTCAGATATGAAACCGCAATATGAAACTCAAAATTTCTTAATCCGTTTACGAGTTGATACTCCAAGAAATTTACAAGGTGAAGAATTCACTTTAGAATTAAAGCGGTTTCTAACAAAAAATAGTAAAAATATTCTTATGACTAAGGAGGTTTCCTCCGCAGGTAAGGAACATTATCATGTGGTGTTTGCACTCGAGCCATGTGTAACAGTCACTACAATGAGGACAAGATTTAAAAGATCATTTCCAAACATTACCGGTTCAAATTATTCATTTAATCAGAACTGGTCCAAAGAAACAAAATCTAAAGATATGCAACTATACATGGAAAAACATAATTTAGATTATCAAGATATTCACATAATTTACATCCTAAAAGATTCAGATGTTCATTGCAACACATTGATTTCCAATCAATCTGAATTAGATTTTGAAAAAATAAGAAAAGAAATTGGATGTAAATCAAAAAAAGATAAAAAATATGGAAATTATATTAAGAAATTAATAATGGATTATAATGAGAAATATCCTGAACCATTATTAGAAGTTACTTGTAACAGTTTAGATGATTTTCCTGAAAAAGAAAGAATATTCAGGTTTGTGACTCACCAAATGTCGTCACATAACCTAGACATATTTCTTTCCAATGCAAAGAAATATGATGACTACGTAATTAAAATGCTCTGTCAAACCTTATTAAACACCAGAAAATATGGAGGGTTCTACCCTAACACTTTTAGAGATGATATCTTAAAATATTATATGTAAACTAACGTAAACAGCATAATTTAAAATATAGAGGACTGCTGTGTCATCTGGATTTTGCAGATGTTTGCAGAGAAACAATTAATCTAAAAATTAGTTTAGTAGCAAATTGCGTAGCAATTTAATACTAGTTTACTTTTTAATTCATTTTTCTGGTGAATGACAGCCAGAAACTAATTGATATATGGAATCATATTATAAATTTGATTCTCTATATCTTCTGTTAATTAACGTAAATTCACATAAATTATTTTCTTTTTATAATATATACAAAATGCCACAATACAAATACAAATACAAAAATAAACAAGCAAAGAAAATAAAGAATAAAACCGGGGCTAAAAGCCAATCCCGCCAAATCCTCAGACTTGACAGACAAGTCAGACAGTTACGGAGAGATGTAACTACTCATGCACAGTGGACCATGCCGCTTGAAGGACAAGCAGGAAATTCCATTGATTTAACAGATGGAGAATTTTATGTTTCTTCCTTAATTCGTCCCTTTGCATACCAACCATTGTTTCAATCAACCATATTAGCCGGTATACCTATAGGAGCCGCTTATATTACATCTCAAAAAGCTAGAATAAATTCTATGAATTTCTCAATGGTTTTTTCGCCTACCGTATCCGTACTACCCTTAACTCCAAGAATGATTAACTTTTATGTATTAAAATTAGTCAATGAAACTGCATCTGATGTACTCCAAAAAACTAATGGAATGAGTACAGCAGGATTAAATACAGCAGCAGCAGCCAATTCTAACATTGTCTTACGTGACAATGTAGCAGGTGGATTAGCAACTATGATTAGATGGAATCCAGCAGCTTTTAAAGTTTGTTATCAACGAACTTTTAAAATTGCAAATATAGTAAATGAGACCATCGCACCAGATGAAGATGTCGCTGTTACTAATACCGGTGATGCCTTAAAGAGATTTCACTTTAACATCAAAATGGGTAATATACTTAAACCAGCTACAGGAACATGGAAAGAGATGAATGAACCAGATGTCTTTCCAAACGATAGATATTATATCGTAACACATGTTGGTGGTTTTGAAGGTGGACTAGCCAATGAAAATGGTGTGACTATGTCCGGCTTACAGGTTGTAAATACGACATTATATGAATAATTAGAATAAATATAATATAATTCGTTAATTTACTTAAAATTAATATCTGAGTAT